ATCTACGATGACTTAAAACAATTTACACCTCACGACTTGAATATGTATTTAGTAAAAGCAATTCAAGAAATGAAGTGTGAAATAGATGAACTCAAACTCAAACTAGGAGAGAACGATGGCAATTAGTTATAGTTGGAATTGTAAAAATGTAGACACGTACCCAACAGGTTCGGATAATAAAAATGATGTTATACACACTATATGTTGGCAATATACTGCAACAGAAGGTGAATATTCTGCACAAGAAACTGGAGTAACACACGTAGATACTGATGATTTAAGTAGTTTTACAGAATTTTCAAATTTAACCAATAGTGATATAGTAGGTTGGGTTGAACCCACAATAAGTTATACTAAATTGACAGAGATGAAATCAAAATTAGACGCACAAATAAATCAAAAGAAATCACCTACATCAGTAAAAAAACAGGTAGCGGACTAAAGGTTTTTATTAAAAAAAAATAAAAAAATATTTTAAATTATAGGGTTTTTGAACAAATACTTATATACTTATATATAACTTAAACAATATAATAGATTAACAATTTAAGGAGTTACAATGGCAAAAAACAAAGAAATAAAATTCACACAAGTAGAATTAGATTCATTGACAGGTTTGAGAAATTCTTATGCTCAACTTGAACTATCTCTCGGTAGAGTAGAGATAGCTCGCATGCAATCCGAGCAAAGAATGGAAGACCTTTCAAATGAAAAACTTCGTTTAGAAACTGAATACAATGAAACACAAGAAGACGAAAAAACTCTTGTAAAAACATTGAATGATAAATATGGTGCAGGAGCTTTAAATCCTGAAACAGGTGTATTTATTCCAGAAGAAGTTTCAAAAACTGAAGAATAATTACTCTTGTAGGTGATTTTTGAAAAAACTGTATGATACTTATTCTTACCATACAATTTTAAATTAGGAGAAAAATAATGGCCGAAAGAATAGTAAGTCCTGGTGTTTTTACCAGGGAAAAAGATTTATCATTTTTACCACAAGGAATTGGCGAAATCGGAGCAGCTTTAATAGGCCCAACAGAAATGGGTCCAGCATTCGTTCCAACGTTAGTTCGTAATATGGGTGAGTTTGAAACAATTTTTGGAAAGGAAAATCAAGATTTTTATGTCCCTTTTACTGCGAAGCAATATCTTCGTAATACAGGAGCAGTAACAATCGTGAGAGTTTTACATTTAGGGGGATATGCAAACGATAGTCTTGTATTGTGTATCAGTAGTTCAGCAGGACATAAAGTCGCTGCAGTTCTAAAACCTTCACGAGGCGCAGCCGATATAGGTGCAGCTTCCGCATTTTCAACACCATTAAGTGCTTCAATATTAACAACAGCAGTTTCAGCTAGTGAATTTACATTACGAGCACCATTGGATACTACTGGCGCTCAAACAAGCACTGCATTATCATTTGATTCAGGTTCAGCTAACTACATTACAAATGTATTTAGTGAAAACCCACAAGATACAAATCAACCACTTTATGTGTATTCTAATTTTCAAAACACACAAAACTTATTTGTATCTACTGGCTCACACGTAGCAGATGTAGTAACGGTTCAAAGTGGTTCAAGTGAAAACTTTTCACACGACTACAAGGTAGCAACAACACCATTCATTACATCACAGAAAATTAATTCCGCAACAACAAATTTATTTAAAGTAAATACTCGTTCACACGGAACTAATATGAATGCAAAATACAAAGTTGGTATTTCAAACATTAAACCATTTACTGATGTTGCAGGTAGTGATTATGGAACATTTGATTTGCAAGTAATAATTAACAATCCAGCTCAAAACGATGATGGAATAGTATTAGAAAACTTCCAAAATCTAACACTTGATGAGGATAGTGTAAATTATGTAGCAAGAGCAATTGGTGACAGAAACACTACTATTGATTCAGATGGTAAATTGACTCATAATGGAGATTATCCAAATCAATCACAATTTATTTTTATTAGTAATTATGATAATCTTGTAGGAATAGCAGAATCGCTAGTTCCTTTTGGATTCGCCGCACCAATACAACCACACGTTATTGATGTATCAACATCTATACCGAGTGGAAGTACAGTAGCAGCATCATTTCCAAGTGCTTCATATCTTGGAACAACAAGTGGTGGAAATGGACAGAAAAATAATCGTTCTACATATGACCAAAATGTTTACTATGGGTTTGACTTCAATAGTATTGATAGTCAACAATATTTAGCACCATTACCAGCAAGTGCAGCTGCAGGAAACAATATTACAATGAGTCTGGAAGACGCATTTGGTAACGATGGAGCTTCAGTATTGGGAACACAATACTCAGCAGGAGATAATCCACTATCATTATCGGGTTCAGATTACAGACAATTGAAATTCCAAGTTCCTTTTCAAGACGGATTTGATGGTTCAAATCCAGCATTAGATAACAAAATTGGAACAAACATTGTAGCAGGAAATACTCAAGGGTTTGATTGTAGTGGAGCACTAACAAGTGGTTCAGTATCATTCAAAAGAGCACTCAACGCAGTATCAAATCCAGACGAATTTGATATTAACTTGTTAGCAATTCCAGGTATTATTCACGGATTACACCCAACTGTAACAAATCACGCAATTGATAAAGTAGAAGATAGAGCAGATTGTTTCTTTATCTTGGATGGTTCAAAATATGGAAGAACCGTTCAAGGAGCAAAAGATGATATCAAAGCAATTGATTCAAACTATGTTGGAACATATTATCCCTGGATAAAAATCTTGGATAGTGTTAAAGGTAAACCAACTTGGGTTCCACCTTCAGTAGTTCTACCAGGAGTTTTCGCAAATTCCGATAGAATTGGGCAAGAGTGGTTCGCACCAGCAGGATTGAATCGTGGTGGTTTAACAGAAGTGTTAGAAGCACAAACAAGACTAACTAACTTGGAAAGAGATGATTTATACGATGCTCGTATTAATCCTATCGCAACTTTCCCAGGTCAAGGTGTGGTCGTGTTTGGACAAAAGACACTACAAGGTAAACCAAGTGCTTTAGATAGAATCAACGTAAGAAGATTATTGATTAACTTGAGAAAGTTCATCGCATCATCTTCAAGATTCTTAGTATTTGAACAAAACACAAGTCAGACAAGAAATCGTTTCTTGAACATTGTAAATCCATATATGGAACAAGTTCAAGCAAATGCAGGACTGACAGCGTTTAGGGTGGTAATGGATGATAGTAATAATACTCCAGATGTTGTGGATAGAAACCAATTAGTTGGTCAGATATTCATACAACCAACCAGAACAGCTGAGTTCATAGTCTTAGATTTCGTAGTTCAACCAACAGGAGCAACATTTCCTGAGTAATTGAATTAAAAATCAACACAAGATAAGAAAAACCCCCAAGAAATTGGGGGTTTTTTGTTGTGTAATGGGAAAGAAAATCTGCAGGTGATTTACGCCAAATCACCAAAGGTTGTTTCTAATATCGTGAAACACTACATAACCCAAACCGATTCCAAATTATCGTAGTCATCGGCAACCCACGAATTTATATTTACATTAGTTCTAACATTGAAAATGGAACATTGTAAGACCTACCATTCATATCAACAACAGCTCTTGTCTGATTTATCTTCTTAACCACACCTGGTGTTCTCTTTGTCTTCTGAACTACATAGACATCAGAACCTACCGATAATGAAGTTTTACCTAACATAGTCTTACATTGATTTATATATTGGGATAACTCATTTAATTCAGCTAATGAATCTAATCCCCTAATTTGTTCTTTTATTATAACCATAGTTTTTTTTCCTCTTTATTAAATTTATTTTTGGTAGATAGCAAATGTATCAGCGTATTCAGCTAAACAATAGTTTTGTTTTCTATCATAGCCGTATTGTGGCTTTGAACAACCCCTATACTTAATTCTATATTTACCAGTCATCATTATAGCCCTAACCACAGGATTCCACCTATAATCCATTGGAATACCTTTCCACATAGCATATTCGTTATCAGGAGCCAAGTAGTCATTTAAGACAAAAGCCGGTTGTTCTTGATTAGCTTCATATAAATACATAGGATTGTGAGTATATTGATAGACATCCATAGTAAATGTCCTATTGTCATAACCAAAAGCTCTCGGAACTTTCGTATCAGCAAAATCTCTTGGAGTAATACCTTCAGTATCACCCACCATAACACCTAAGTTTTCATCAAAGTATGGTGTATATTGTGTGTGTTGTTCTTTTAAATTCTCAGTCATATTTTTTCCTTTTCTCATTATCATTACACTATAATATAGTAAATCTTTTCATTAATGTCAAGCTTTTTTTTAATTATTTTTTATTGTTCTAAAGAATCTAACCACTCTTCAATCTCGTCGTGAGTCATTCTTCCGTCCTCTTCAAGATTTTCCCTCATCTCAGCTCTCGTTTGTGGTCTACCAAAATTATAAACTGGCTCACCATTTCCTTGATTAGCATCGTAGTCAAGTTGATTCTGAACATTCAAAAACATCTCTGGATTCATCATAATTATTTTGTCCTTTCGTTAATCATTACAATATAATATACGCATTACGCACATCAATGTCAAGCTTTATTTTAATTAATTTAAAACTTTATTTAATTTATTAACTCTATTGATTATGTTATTTATATCTCTAATGGTTTTATCATCTAAATTATCATATCCCATTAGAATTGCAAACAACATATCAACTATTTGAATTGGTATATTTGTTTTTCCTATCATACCATAATATACAATGAACAAATGACAATGTCAAGCCTTTTTTCATAAAACTTCAATAAAACTTCTAAAAGTATATCAAATTAAAGATTCACTTTTTTCAACTTTCTTATATTTATTAATGTAATAGAAATAAACTCTATAGGAGAAAGAAAGTGGCTGAATTACTCGACCCAAATGATATATTTTTTACGCCGTTTGAACCAAAAACAGCAAATCGTTTCGTTATGGAAATTGACGGAATACCTGCATATTTAGTTAAAACAATGGCAAGACCTTCAATTAGTTTTGATTCAATAACACTTGACCATATAAATGTCAAGAGATATGTGAAAGGTAAAGCTACTTGGGCACCAATTGCAGTAACACTATATGACCCAATCGTTCCATCAGGAGCACAATCGGTTATGGAGTGGGTAAGACTTCATCACGAATCAGTAACAGGTCGTGACGGATATTCAGACTTTTATAAGAAAGATATTACATTTAATGTATTAGGCCCAGTAGGTGATAAAGTAGAAGAATGGACTTTAAAAGGTGCATTTATTACAACAGCAGATTTTAGTGATATGGATTACTCTTCAAATGATGTAGCAGAAATATCATTAACACTACAATACGACTACGCAATACTACAATTCTAAGGAGATAAATTATGTGGGAAGTTTTTAAAGATGAAAATGATTACAATGAGAAATCAATAATTGGTTTCGCATCATTTGCAGTAATGACTCTATTCGCAGTAGTTGACTTAGCAACAGGAATATGGGGACAAGATTTAGTTATAAATGATATGGTATACAACTCGTTTGTATTCGTAACATTAGGTTCTTTCGGTATCGCAGGTGCTGAAAAGATAATGAAAAAATAATAAGTTATTAATCTTAATTAATCAAGGAGTAAAACAAAATGACTGAAAATCAGTACGGATTTCCTACTGAGGTTCTATCTTTACCATCACAGGGATTATTATACCCTGAAGATAGTCCTTTGCGTAGCGGAACAATAGATGTCAAATATATGACAGCAAAAGAGGAAGATATCTTAACTTCCAGTAATTTAATTCAACAAGGTGTAGTTATTGACAAACTATTAGAGAGTGTAATCGCTAATCGTAAGGTAAAGGCAGATGACCTTTTAGTCGGTGATAAAAACGCACTAATGGTAGGAACTCGTATTTTAGGATACGGAAAAGACTATCGTGTAGAAATTACAGACCCCGATACAAAAGAAAGAGTAGAATACAATGTTGACTTAACGGGACTAAAACATAAAAAAATAAATAAAAAGCTCTATAAAAATGGTAATAAATTTGAATTTACATTACCTAATTCTGAAAGAGTTATTGAGTTTAAATTACTAACTCAACAAGATGAAAATGAAATTCAGAAAATATTACAAGACTATGTAAAAGTGGAAAAGCTAACTGGTGTTAGTAACGAATTAACCACACGATTTAAATACTACATATTGTCAATCGACGGAAATACAGAACAACATATTATTGATAAATTTGTTGATAACGAATTCTTGGCATTAGACGCTCGTGCAGTAAGAAAATATGTTGATGATATCACACCCGACATTGAGTTGAAGTTTGAATACACCAGTCAAACAGGAAATCTACACACGATAGATGTTCCACTCGGGATTGAATTTTTTTGGCCAGCCGCCATCTAATAGGGCGGCCATACACGAAGAAATCTTCAACATCGCCTACTATGGTAATGGGTTCAATCACAACGAACTCTACAATATGCCAGTCCCATTGAGAAAATTCTATGCTCAACAATTAATCAAAGCAAAAGAAGTAGAAAAGAAAACTTATCAAGATATAAATAAGGTTAAAAGATTCCAAAAATCTTAAAACTTGATATTTATTATTAACTAGGAGTAATCAAATGTCAAAAAAATATATATATTCAGAAAAAAAAGTAATCAAAGAATTCTTGGGTTCTTTGCTATCAAAAATGATAGTAAATAGAAATTCAAAAATCGTTCAAAGCTTAATAAAGAACGACCCGCTTATCGCTAAATACGATAAAGAAATAAATAAAATAGGTTCTGAGATTTCAGCTCGTATAGAAAGAAAAAGAAAACAAGACCCTGATTACGACAAACGATACAAAGAATTAGGTAAAATTTTTAAATAAAGTTACACCTATATTTACTTAACAACCAACACAACAATAGAAAATTATGGCAAGACCAAAGGGTACAAAAAATCTTAAATTATCAAAATCTCTTGCGGGAGATGTAGAAGATTTAGGACTAAGTAGTGAATTATCAGTAGCTAGGGCGCTTAGAGAAGTCCTTGCTGATATTGGTAAAGCTGATGAAAAAAGAGCCAAGACTCTAAAGAATATTGGTGATGAATTAGTCAAATCAGTAAAGCTTGAAAAAGAAATAGGTAAATCAACCTTTCAATCCAAAGACTTAATGGATGAAATCATCCAAGCCAAGAGAGATGGTAACAAAGAAGATGTCCAAAGACTAAGACTTGCAGACGCTCTAAATGATAAAGCAAAACAACAAAATGAAATACTAACCAAACAGGCAAAAATCGCTGGTGATATCGGAAGAAAGATTGAATCAATGTTTGATAATATACCTGGTGGTGGATTATTATCAAGTCTATTGGGTATTAGTGGATTAGGTGATGCCTTAGAAAAGGAAATGAAAATTAAAATGGCCGGTGGTGGTGGTGGTAAAAATCGTGGAGTTTTAGAGGAAACGATGGGTGGTATTTTTGGTCAATCAATCGGTAAAGCTGGGCAAGGGACAGCAGAGGGTTTTGAAGAATTACACGGAAAAGGAATATTCGCTAAAGGAAAAGCAGCATTCGGTGATAAAAAAAAGGGTGGTAATATGAATTCATTTCTGAGAAGTTTAACTGGTATGCAGTTATTTGGTGGACTTGCAACTGTCGGAGCTATTATTGGAGCTGGAGTATTACTAACTAAAAATTTAAGAGCCGGTATGGAAAAAGGTTTAGGAGTCGGTGGAACGGGTAGACCAGTTATGCAACAAATGTTCTTCGGAGAACAAGCAGACGCATTTGAAAATGAATTCGGTAAAGTTGATTCGATGACACAAGGTCTTGGTTTAAGACTAAAAGTGATGGCAAAGTTCTCAGGTTTAACCGCAGAAAATGCAGCAAAACTATCAAAAGAAATGGTTATATCGAGTGATTTAACACAAGAACAATCTCTTGATGTTATGAACATAACAAGAGAAATGGCG